CCGGCCCGAAGGCCGGGGTGGTTCAATCAACAATATTGTGGATCAGTCCCAATGCTGATCCGGGCTGAAGTTTTCAAGAACAGAATAATAATTAGGGATTTGGTCAGGCGGTTTCCCATCCTTCAAGGCGGTAAGAACTTCAATTTTTTCATCAAGAAGTTCTTCACTGTCCACATCAAAGAAGCGGTCAACCAGAACATCAGAAACTTCAGCCAACAGCGCATGAACCTTCATCAGCTTTTCTTCCCGTGTCATATTAACCACCCGCTTTCTTTAGCATATCCTGAATGACTTCTTCCAAGGCTTCTACCAACTCCGGTTTATCCTTACGAAGCATTTCTATCAGGTCAGGACGGACAACCGACAAAGCGCCATAATTAGCAAGGGTTTCTTCCGCCCGTTTCCCAATATCCCGGTAATATTTGGAACCGTGGCCGTATCGCACAAGGCCAGCGTCACGGGCAGAACCACCGGAAAGGGCATCGTAAATATCTTCAAGGGAACTGATACCGCCGCCCATAGCGTTTCGGCATTGGTAATCAATTTGTTCACTTGCTTCACGCTTCAGCTTATTGAAGGCTTTTTTGTAGTCGGAATAAGAAATGGATCTTGCATAGTATTGATCCGTCAAGGCAGAAGTGGCGGTTCTCAATTCAGCATTGATTTCCGCCGTGATACGCTTGCATTCCTTATCGAAGGCTTCAAAAAGGGAATCAATATCATCCGCAATATCAGTGTTGGATTTCTGGAAAAAGGAACTTAACTTGGCATGGCTGGAACTGAACCAACCTGAATACTTTGCCGGGTCTGACCGGTTGAACATATCCATCAGGTGCATTTCCTCATGCAAGGTCGTAACCACTTGGCCGGTAAGATCATCCCCGGCCAGCTTGGGAATAATCAATTCAACATCCGCAAGTTGATCATTCCGGGAATAATAGCGATAATTGACCGCATAACCTTTCCCGTGGGAAACCTTCATGGGAATGCCGTTGGCCCTGATGTTTTCCATAGCGCCCATTTTGGAATAAAGGGCAACCACATCAGGATCAGCGTTTTCACACGCATTCACATAATCAATCAGGGCTTGGGTGTTCTTCCGCTCCTTCTTGTCGGTCAGGTATTCGGGGAACATTTCAGCCTTCAGCGGTTCCAATTCCCTTTTCGCCTTCATTATAGCGCCCACGGTGGCAACCGTCAAACCATCCTTCACGCCATCCACAAAAGCCTTCTTCCAATCGGTATATTTCATGTTGGCCGGGACATAGTACACCTTTCCATCAGCGGTGCGGGCGGCTCTTTCGCCGTCCATATCGTCATAATGGGGGCAAGTGGTTCCCCGGCAATTCGGGTGAAAGGGCGGGACAGTCACCCCCGGTTCATATTGGGCCAGCGGGATCACCGTTCCATCAAGGGGCTGACATACCGCACAAGTGCGGGAATCCAGCGTTTCCACAATTTCAATCTGATCCACACCCAAATCTTTATACATCTGGATTTTGGAAACAGCGTTGAAATAGGTGGTTTCCGTATGCACCAGCCGCCTTGCCTTATAACGGGCAGTTCCGAACTTCTTTTGAATGGCGGTGATAGTCTTGGCCGGTGGATCACCCCGCAACATACCTTGAAGCAGTTCTTTGTTTACGGTGTCCACCAAATCAGCCTTGTTCACCCAACAGCGATCCCGAAAAGTCCGTCCGTCCGTTGTCCACGGTTTTGAAAGTAAGGTTTCAAGTTTCTTCTGGTTCAAAGCGGTGAAATCCCATCCAAGGCCAATGCCCTTTTGGATTTCAAAGGCCCCGTGGGTGTACCCATTGGAAACCAGCTTCTTCAGAAGATCATCCACCCCATCAACCTGATTGCCATACAGAAGTTCAATCTGCTGTTGAATTTGCAGTTGGATTGCTTCAAGGCGGCTGACATGGAAACGGGTTGAAGCGTTTTCCAACTTCTTAATCCATTCCGGGGAAAGGTTGGCTTGCTGTGCGGCTTTCACATACTGTTCCGCCGTCCACTTGAATTCTTCAAGCTGTCCGGTGGTCAGCATTTTCCGGGCTTCCGCCAAAGTCACATTGTTGTTGGTGGCAAACCGCTGATACCAGCTTTCAATATCCCGCTGAACACTGTGTTCAGTTTCCCGGTAAAGTTCTTCAAGGCTCTGAAGGTATTCATCAGATTGTTTGTGGGCCGCATCTTCCAGAACGGCGAACCGGCCCCGCCAGTAATCAGCATTTTTCACAGGGTCATTCTCCCTTCTTGAAAGTGGTGCCGGGTATGGGACTTGAACCCATACGCCAAAGGCGGCGGATTTTGAATCCGCTGTGTCTGCCATTCCACCAACCCGGCAAGTGGTAGCGTGTACGGGGGTCGAACCCGTGTTCCCGGCTTGAAGGGCCGGTGTCTTAACCGCTTGACTAACACGCCATAGAAAGTGCCGGGGAAAGGAATTGCACCTTTGACCGGGTAAGGAGGTGAACCCCGGCCCCGCCCCATTATTGCCCCGGCATATAGGGAAGGCGGGGATTATTCGTCCCCGCCTTCATCACCATCAGGATCTTCTTTCTGAACATTCCCAAAAGCGCCGGTGTAATCCTGCGCCTGTTCCATTGCTTCTTCCTTTTCCTTCCTGATCCGCTCCAACTCCAATTCCACATCCGTTGTCCACGGGTGCTGGGCCACAATGGTTTCATTGGACAGAATACCAACGGACTTCCCACAGTTTTCAATGGCTTCACTTTCATTCACCGGCATATCCCGGTTGAAAACAATGGTAGTTTCTTCTTCCTCGAAGTCACCCCGGCCAGTGTTGGCAAAATCCTGATTGATAAACCACAGAAGATCATCAAAGGCCGCTTGGAACTCGGTTTCCATCCCGTTTGCGTCAAGGTCAATGTCAGAATACATGGATTGAATGTTCATCTGATTGGGGTTGTTACCCATGCGATCATCCTTGGCATTATAGCCACGGGCGTTTTCAATCAGTTTATCCTTGAACAGTTTCAGAATGGAATTGAAGTTTTCAGCGTTAATTTCAACGGTCAGGGTTTCCACCCCGCCATCATCCCGAACTTTCACGGCTCCGAAGGTTGCAAGGTTGCGGCGGAACTCCCCAAGGTTTTCACCATCATAGTTCTTCAGGATCAGAATGGTGTTCCGTGCGTCCTCTTGCATATTGTTTTCAAAGTCGGAAATCATAGTGTTGATACCGTCCTGAAGGGTTTTCACCCGGCGAATCAGGGGGATTTCCTGCTTATTGTACTTGAACGGGATCAGGGGAATCCGCTCCCAATTCAGTTCAACCGTTTCTTCCCCATCGTCAACACTGAAATAGTTTTCATGTTCCCCCAACTGTTCATCCGGGGTCAGGGTGGTTCCATCATACACATAGCGGTAAAGGCCATCTGATTTGAAGATTTCCACCCGCTCCACAATTTCCTTGGTGTAGCCGCTCCAAACCTCTTGCGGGTAAAGGCGGACAGCACAATCAAGGATGGTATGATCATCGTCAGCCCAAAACGGAAGAATTTCATGGGCCGGGAAGTGCTTGAAGGCAAGTTTGCCATCATCCCCATAGTAGGGGTACAACCAGCCGATCCCGCCTTTCAGGGCATCTTCACACACATACTTCAGAAGCCGCTTGAACCGCTTATCAAAAACCTTGTTCAGAAATTCGGAGTAGGTCTTGTTTCTACAAGTCAGGGAAAAGGGCTTGCCCACAAGATAGTTGGTTTTCTGATCCACCATCAAAGCAAACTGGTTATCCACCAGCCGATTGTTGGGAAGGTTGTCAACTTCCTGAAGTTTGCCATCCTCGCCAATGATTGTGCGCTTGCGGGTCAGAATGTCATGGAAACCTTCATAGTAGGCATCCCCGGTAATCTGTTCTTTCCGCTTGCGGCTCCGCTTCCATTCATCAATTTCAGCGGCGAAAAACTGAAGTTCAGTCATGCCGGTATTGCCGCCCATCAGGATCAGGCGATTGATCCGGGCCGTTTCAGTATCAGTAAACAAAGGCATATTCAATCACCATCCTTTCTCTCTTGGGGGGGGGGCTGAAATCCAATGGGGCGCTGTCTGGTTTTCTCCAAGGTCAGCGTTTGGTTTGAAAGTTCCACTTCAATCTTCAAAGACTGGTAGGGAAGCCGATCCGCCCACTGTTCAATTTTCTTCAAAATGTGCTGTTGTTCAAACATGGGCGGTTCCTTTCTATTGGGCAATGAACACCGAACACCAGAAACCGTGTGTTTCCGAGGATGTTTGTTACTATCCTGTTATTAGTCGAAGCTGAAGGCGGGGCCAACCAGCATATCTTCCAGCGCATAACGCATAGCGTCCATCAGGTGGTTGAAATCATCAATGGGGGTATTGATCTTGGCCCCAAACTTATCTTCAGCCCAAGTGTAATTTGAAATTTCAGTAATGAAGTTCACACACCGGGGATGAATGATGATGGTGTAATCCTGAATGTACTGAATGCCATTGTTCACGCTGTCCTTGCCCTTCCGGGCGGCTCTGATACGCTGAAGGCCAGCTTCCCGCAATTCGTCAATGCTCTTGGGTTCTGCACAATCGGCCTTAATCCGTTCCTTGGCATAGCCCATCACTGTGACTTGTTCGCAAATGGCCCGGTTGGTCAGGGCCTTTTTATACAGTTCATCGAAAACCCAAATGGTTTTTTCTGCTGTACTCACCAGCCCACAGAAAAGCGCCGTGGGGTCATTGGTATAGCCAAAATCAAGGCCGAAGGCAGATTTCACGCCATCCTTGGCGCTGATTTCAGCCGGGTTGAACAGTTCTTCCCGCCAGTTCTCATAAATCAGGCCATCCACAATGCCCCAACCACCAAGGCCAGCCACTTTATAGCGCCGGGGGTTGGTTTCCTTCATGGTCTGAAAAACCTTCAGGTCAGCTTCATCCAGCCATTCATTACACAGGTAATTGGTGGTGGTGGCGTAAATCTGCCCATCCGGGGAAGTCCAGCTATCATGGAAACGGTATGTGGGGTTCCCTTGGGCATCCTTGCCGGTAATCTCTCCAAAGAACCGCTTTCTGATCCAGTGTTTTTCATTCCACGGGTTGAAGGTTAGGGTAATTTGCTTGAACAGGCCGGTTTCTTCCGGGATAGCGCCACGGATACTTTCATCAAGCATATTGAAATCATCTTCATTGGTGATTTCATAGGCTTCTTCAATCCAGCACCAGCACAAATACCCAATTTCAACCGTAATGGAAGTAACCTTCAGGGGATCATCAAGGCCCCGGAAGTAAATCTTCTGACCGGTGGGAACATAGGTCATTTCAAGGGGGCTTTCCTTGATTTCCCAATAAGCCTGAACCCCAAGCCGGTTGATTGCCCACTTCAATTCTGTGAAACAGCTATCCTTTAAGGTTCTGAATACTTTGCGAACCACAAGGGTATTAGCTTCCGGGTATTGCATCATCCGCTTGATGATGTTCAGGGCCGTGGTTTTGGATTTCTTGCTTGCACGGCTCCCCTTACAAACCCGGTAGCGGCCTTTGAAGTTCCAAAAGATCTTGTACCCTTTGCCCACCACTTCAGGAAGGCGGATCACCTTGGCCTTGGGGTTAATCTTCAAGTTGATCATCCCCCATGATAACCACGGGAACATTCCCTTCCATTTTCAGTTTGTCGGTAAACATTCCAAGATGTTTGCCCAACAATTCAAGGGCCTTCAACTTGTCGTAGGTCTTAACCTCTCGTTCAGTGATATTCCCATCTTCACCGGGAATCACCTTCACTTTGACAGAAGCAATACAGGCGGTATCATCCCGGTTGGCTTCACCTTTGATGGTGGCTTCATCCATGTCAATTACATCAATGGGGTTCAGAAACGCCAATTTTGCGATTTCCTGAATCACCCGATCTTGATTGATACCGGTTCGGCGGCTCCGCTCTGCAATAGCCTTGTCAATAGCATTTTTAATCACAGGTTTTGACAGGTTTTCAGAACCCATCTGTTGTGCGGTATCAGGTGAATACCCGGCCCGAATTGCCGCTTGCGTTGCATTCAGGTCAATCAGATATTCTTCAACAAACCGCTTTTGCTTCTTGGTCAAGGTATTCACCCCCTTTGAAATCAAAAGAAAAGCGCCGAAGGTTCCCCCTCGGACGCTTTTTCACTTTATATGATAGCCGAAAAAACACTAAACTTTCAACAGGTGAAACTAAACTTTACTCGGTTCTTTCAAGAAATCGGCATTTTCCTTGGCAAAAGCAAGTAAAGCCTTCCCGTGAATTTCAAAAAGCCATTGGGTGGTGTACTCAAATTCAGCGGCTAAATCTTCCCACTTTTTCAGTTGGATATACCGGCCTACAAGAACATTTTGCTGGTCAAGGTCAGGAACTTTGCTGATCATGCTGAAGGCTTCCTTCTTCATGGTCACAAGTTCATCAATCCGGGTGTTAATATCATCTTCAAGGGACATGATTTTTGCAATGGTTTCCCCTAAAGTGTCTTTTGGCCCGGAAGTCTGAACCTTGTCAGGCTTCAGTTCATAGCTTTGACTGGTCAACCCGGATCGAAGGGTATTCACTGTATCTGTCAACCGCTGGATCAGTCGGTCAGTTTTTCGGATTTGGGCAAAATATTCTTTAGCCCGCTGGGAAAGTTCCTTATCAGTCACTATGTAGCACACATCCTTTCACACATCTGTTCTGTGAAAACTCCTGAAATATCAAGGCTTTTCAATGTGTAGAACAGATAGAACACATCTTTGGACAGTTCTCTTATATTACTTATCTTATATATTTTTTTACTTTTTAAGTTTAAGTAATATAACATCTGTTCTATCTGTTCTACTTTACCTAAACGCCAGCATTTACAATAGTTTTCACCGGAACAGATCAAGCCTTTACATCTGTCCCATATCTGTTCCAACCCCAACCCCTGAAGGATTTTGGTGGGGTCGTTTTCTTGAAAGTTAATTTTCAAAAGTGGAAAATCCGGTGTATTAGGTCTTTCAACCGGGCTTTGAAAATCCACCACGCCAACTTCCGCCGCAACCACCGGGGGCAATCCATTGTGATAGTGAAAGAAACATTGGCCAGAATCGGTGGAAGATCTGACGGCTCCACTTCCAGTGGAATTTTGATTTCCCCAACTTCCGCAAGGGGTTCCCCGTTAATATACAGGGTTCCTTTCCCTGTATCGCTATTCGGCCCCATTATTTGAACTCCCTCCCATTCCGCTTATCTTTCGGTTCAATCCGGTTCAACAGTTCAAACCCGGCCAAGCGGATAATGTACTTCAGAACGAAAATCAGATTGTTCAACCGCCGTTGCTGTTCTTTATCCTCTCGAATGACAGGCTTCAATCCCTCATAGGCGGTGGGATCGGAATAGCCTTCACTGTTTTGCCAAGGTTTAGTTCCCACGATCTTTCAACCTCCCATCTGAAACAATAGTGATCCCGGTTTCTTCTTTCAGGGTCAGGTGAATATCTTCAAGGGACACATAACCTTTTTCAAAGCTATCATACAGTTCAAGAACAGCATCCGTGAACCGTTCACACCGAACCGGGCCAAAGCCGAATTTGTCATGAAGCACCATCACCGGCAACCCCAGCATCAGAAGAAAAGCCTTGTCCGCCGCTTCTTTGGAAGCATCCTGTTTGATCTTCTGAACATCAGCGGCTTTGATATTCACCACGGGTTCCTTCTTTACCGGAATACCCGCTTTCTTGGCTCTCCGCCGTTCAGCCCTGTTCATGCGGTTCCTCCATTCTGGTTGGTATGTCCTGAAGTTCAGGGTGTTTGATTTCCATATACAGGGCGAATAAGCAATTCCAGCAAGCCGCTCGAAGGTGGGGTTCATCCTTCATGCCCATCATGTACTTGGCAAGGTGGCGGAAGGCCGAATCAATCAGGCTGTGAATGGGAATGCCCTTTTCACAGTTGCGTTCCCCGTACTTTAGCGCCCCTTCTTCACAATGCTTGGAAACCTCCACCAAGGCTTCCCAAGGCAATAAATCCATCCGGCCCTTGCCGGTGTGCATATCACGAACCGCCCCGGTAT